AGACTTAAACTACTTAGGGAAAATGAACTAGCACTTTTTGAAACTGAGTTACTCATTTTTTCAACTTGTAATCTTAGTTTTTCAGTCTTCAAAGCATTTTGTTCTTTAGCAGCACTGTTTTTAATTAATTGTGCTTCTTCTTTAGCCCACTGTGTAGCCGATTTAGCAGCTTCTGTTTCCGTCTTTTGCATTTGTTGACTTAACTTCGCTATGTTTGTAGCCAATTTAACAGTAGAGGGGTCAAGCTCATTAATTTGATTCTTTAGCTTTTTAATCATATTGATAGTGTTCTCTAAACCAGATTGGCTTGAAGTAACATCTATCGTCGCTCTTACTCCTTCTGTATTCATCATTCTCACTCCTTCCTACTTCTATAATGTTTTTCTTTGAAACGAGACCAGAAGGTTCTCTTTTTCATGAAAGTTTCTTCTTTATTTTCTTCCTTATCTTCATTCTTGAAGTCGATAGGTTTTTTAAAGTACTCTAAAGGAGCGTTCTTTCCGTCGAAAGCATTATGCAATGCAACTGCATATGCTCTAAAATTATATAATCCATTTAACCATGAATTATAGTTTATTTCTTCTCTTTGAATTTCGATTCTTTTTAAATAAGAAAAACGGTATGAGAAAAACAATTCAGGGTCTTTATTCCAAAACTCGTCGTAACTCATACCGTATATAATTGCGTCAGTAAACAAGTATTTAATAAAATAATCTCTGACTGTCAATTTTTCAAATTCTTCATCATTAAATTCAGTAAGACTTATTCCTCGTTTTCGTTTTTCTTCAACCAAGGAATAACTTTCTTGTCCTTCTGGCTCGTATCTGAGCCTTGAGAAAAAACAGAATTCATCATTTGGTTAATCGCACTTGTCATTTGTCCGACTCCATATTCCAAGTCTGCTTGGTCTAATAATTTTTCAGCTTCCAACTCAGTTATTTCTGGTTGTTCAGTTGATAATAAAATATAAAACACTTTTTTAGTTTCTGGTAAGCTAACTTCTGCATTACCAGTTTTGTCAACTTTAATTCCTTTTTCAAGTAAAGTTGCTACTCTTCTATTTGCATTAAGGATATATGTCTTTCCACCAATTTCTAATTCTTGTTTCATATTTTTCCTCTTTCTTAATCAATTACTCAACTATTACTAATACTGTTGTTGTTGAACTAGCATTATCAGCTTTAGAAGCAGTTAGAGTGATTACTGCACTACCAGCAGCTACACCTGTTACAGTAGCTACGCCATTTGTGATTGCAACTGTTGCTACAGAAGTTGTTTCACTAGTAGCAGTAACTGTTGCGTCTGCAGGGTCAGTTAAAACATTAAATGAAGCAGTCTTGTTATTTGTTTCATGACCTACAGTAATAATTGAATCAATAGCATTAGTAAATGTTACTGTATCTTCGATTAAATCATAAGCATTATCTATAGGAAGTTCATCAGCACTTGAAGTTGTAATTTCAAGTTTAGCTTGAGATAAACCATTAGTAGATATTGCGTCTTGGAAGTAAGTAACTTTTCCTTCAAATAACCATGCAGTTCCGTCTGCATTTAATTGCATGAAGCTTGCACTTTTTCCGTAATAATTTTTTAATACACGGAAGTTATCTCTATGAGGGAAGAATGTATATTCCTTTTGAGGAGTATCTTGTCTAGCTGGTGTATAAGTTTTACGTCTACTAGTTGTTACAGTAGTTTCTTGTTGGTCTGGAGCAGAACCAGTTGCTGGCATATCTGTTACAGGTAAGAATAAACTATATTTACCACTAGCTTTTAAAACCAATAAAGCACAACCCATATCAGTAAAGGCTCTTTGGTCATCGTGATTTTTTAATAATTCCATTTAACTTCATCTCCTTATAAATATATTTCGTCTCTTATTGTAAGAGCATGTGAATCTCATTGTGATTCTGTAAATATCCAAATCTAAATTTGGAGTAGGTTGACAAAAAGTTCTTACCATATTTAATTTGACTTCAAATAGTTCGTTTATTAAAGACTGTATGTCTTCGGCAATTTGAACTTCGGTAATAACATTACCTTCTTCATCAGTTCTACTTTTAGTAAATATGTTAAGTTCAAATTCGTAATCGTCTATCTGAGTTATCCTTTGTAAATCCGTTTCAGCATTAGTAGTATTTAATTGCTTAATTTCAACTAATGGAAAAACAGAAGGAGAATGTTTAACATATCTTGTTACACTCACAGGATAATCGCTATTTGCATTTAAGAAATCATAAGTAAGATTTCTTAATGGGTTGATTAAATCTACCATATTCATAGCTTTATTGTGGTTAATCATTATGTTACCCTCCTTCTATTGTTTTAAGGCTTTTTGAACTATATCTGGAATCTCTTGTTGTAGTTTGACTAAAGCATTATAGAATATATTCTTTGCTTCTTGTCCTCTAGTCCACGCATACCATTGTCCATTGTTATACCAACTTGGTTGTCCTTTGGGAGGTTGGCTGGCTACAGGATACCACCAGCCAGCGTCACCGTGTTCGTTTTGGTCATAAACCCAACCAACACTTTGAGCTAAAGGATTTTGTCCACTATTTTTTCCTACAACTCCAGTTCCAAATTCTATAAAAGCCATTTTAGGATTTTTATTATAAACAACCCCTTGATTATTCGATACTATTTCGTACTCCATACCACTAACAATGTCTTGTCCAGAGCTAAATTTAAAGTCTGCATTACTTGCTTCGACTTTTAACAATTCAACTCCTCTTTGGCATAAAGCTTTAATAACTCTATCGTCTTGCAGTGGATTGTAATTACTTAATTCTGAAATAAAGTAATCTAATTCACTAGTATCAACTTTTAACAATAAATTAATCATTCTTGTTATTTAGTTCAAACTTTTTATCTTCTTTTTTTTCTTCAACTAATTTCCAACCAGCAGCAACATAATGTTTTGCTAGGTCTTTTGGAACTTTCTTAGTTACATTATCTTTTTTAACTTCTACCATATATGTGTCCTCCTTATTTAACTATTTTTTCAAAGTAGATAACCGTTAATAGATTTTGGTTTAACGGATTACCTTTAATCATATAATTCGCATTTTGACCATTACGAGCCTCTCCCTCAGGAGTTTGTCCGTCCAAGTATGCTACATCTCCGTCATGGAAAACATTCTCATATTTGGCTCTAGGACATATTGCTCTCATTGTTTGACTACCAGTAAAACCAAAAGCATTTAGTTCTCTGTCACTCGTAACTGGTTGAACATTAAAATTATATTCTTCTGGCTCACCATATATTGGATAATCATTACCATTCGTATCTTTTTCAGTACCAGTTTGCTTAGCTATGTATATTCTTTTGCCAAACATATTGAAATCCATGTCTAGCCTTCTTCTGTTGTTTCTTCAACAACTTTTTTTCTTCTAACTGCTCCAGCGTATGGAACAAGTTCATTCATAAAGGAATTAGGAATATTGTCGCTTGTAAATGTAATACTAATTTCATTTTCAGCGTATTCCTTAACTCCAATTAAATCTTTATGTTTATACATATATTCACAAACTCTTAACTGCCAATTAAGATATTTCTCAGGTAATTCTGTAGGCAGTACTTCTTCAAATGGAAATAATTCATTCAAAGCAATGTTTTTAGAATCTTCAAGTAAGATTTCCAATGTAGAATCTTCAACATTTGGTAGTCTTTTTCTTAAAGCAACTAATTGCTCGTCTTCTTCTTGTTCTTCTGTAGGAGTATCTTCTACGATTTCTTCTACATTATCAATTTCATCGTTCACAAATACTACCTCCTATCTATATCTTAAATGTCTTCTTCTTTAGATAAGATACGACATACCATTATAGCTTTGTCATTTACTGCAGTTCCTGAACCATTATTAACTAAAGTCCAGTTTCTACCGTCTTCTAATTCAGCGTCTGTAGGTGATTTCTTAGCCATTTGAGCTTTAGTAAATGAAATACCTTTTAATGCGAATACTTGACGATTACGAGTAAATAACTCTTCTTCACCACCATTTGTCTTAGGGTCGCGAGCCATTTCGTATGGAACTTTAGCTCCACAGTCAGCATGGATTATAGCGTTTCTACCTAAAACGTAAGTAGTATATTGAGTACCTGCACTTGAAGTTACTTCATAGTAATTTCCAATGTTTTCTACTGTTGGGTTAGTAACCTTAGTATAAACATAAGAACCAGCACTACCACTTCTTGTGTAGTAATCTTTTCCTGCAACTAAAGCACTATCAGAAGTTTTTGCATAAGTTGCTTCAAGTTCTTCTGTAGGCATTGTATCGTCAATTAATACAACCTTACTTCCCCATTGAGCAACATTCATATTTCTTTCAATACCTTGAGCGTCAGTATATTTTAAGAACTCAAGTAATTGTAAGTTTTCTAGAGTAGTAGCTACTCTTGAGTGCATAAATGCTAAAGCATAAGATTGTTTATTGTCTCCATTAGCTTTTTGAGTTGCGTTATTTAAAGTTGTAGCAGTAACACTTCCGTCAACAACATATGTATGTTTAGCAACGAAGTTAGCGTCTGCACCTGCAGCGTTCATGCTAAATACACCTTTTAAGATTGATAAAATTAAATCTTGGTCAACGTCTTCCCAATATCCAGAAACTTGTTCTGCAACATTGTCCATAAAGTCTTTACCAGTAAGTTCTTGATAAAAGTCTTTTTCTTTAAATCCTTTCATTCTACCAATAACAACGAAAGCTTGTTCATAAGTGTCATCAGTAGTACTTGTTAAATCAGTTTCACCGTCATAGTTTAGTGGGTCTCCACCAATTAAACCATAAATTGGCTTAACAATATAATATCCACCAGTTTGAGCTGGTAACATTGCTGCTAATTCTTGGTCTTCTTCGATAGCTCCACTTCTGATTAATTCATTTCTACGAAGTTTAGGAACTCTATCAACATATCTTCCAAAAACCTCAGCATTAAATGTTTTTGAGTCAAATTTAGCCATTATTATTCATTCCTTTCATTTTATTATTTAGTGAATTCAGCGTATAGTTGTGGATTCTCTTGAGCGAATTTTAATTCTTCGCTATAAGTTAGTTTGTTGAATTTTTCTCTAGTCATAACATCTCCACCAGCAGGGACATTACTTGCAGGTGGCATAGGATTGTCGTTGTAATAATCCTTTTTAACTTGCTCTTCAACTTTGGCTTTTTGATTTTTAAACAAAGTAGCAAAACCATTTGCTCTAGCAATACTCTCTTCTCTGTTTTCATTAACAATAGAAGCTAAAAGGTTATTACCTGTTATGTCTTCCTTAGACAAACCAGCACCAATTAATATTTCAGTAGCTTCTGCACTGTTTTCTCTTATGGCAGCTTGTTTTTCTCTAGCTTCTGCCTTTTCCAATATTTCTTGGATTTTTTGAGAATTTTGTTCTTCGATTGTAAGTTTTTGCTTTCTCTCATTGTCTAATTGACTTTGAATTGCGTTTTTCTCACTTTCAGTACTATGTAAGCGATTAGAGATTTCATTAAATTTGCCTTTAGGCACGAACTCTCCAATTGCTTCAACTATTGCATTAACTCTGGCTTCGTTGTCAGTTAAATCTTCACGTTTTAACTGTTCTAGTAGTTTGTCTTTAAAATCCATATTTTCCTCCTTAGATTATACTCGTCTCAGAGTAGTATATTTTTTCTTCGTCTTTATACTTGTACAAGAACTCAAAGTAGGATTTATAACAAGGTTTCCATAGGAAAAGGTATTTTTATAGGAAACTCTTATTACCTATTGTAGTATGGCATACGACTTTGTGGATTAGACTTTTGATTACTAATATTAGCTTGTTTAATAGCGTTCATTGAGCTATTTCTTGCATTACCTAAATTAGTATCTCTTTGTCCAACACCACTTCCAGCATAGTCTTTAGAACCTTTGTGAATGTCGCTGCCACTTGCTTCTGTAACACCAACTGCGTCAGGTTGCCAGAAGTTTTCTGCCCCATAATAGTTCTTTGAAGTTTCATAAACATCATTAGGGTCACTAAATAAGTCTATTACATCAAATGCAACTTTAGGGTCAACTTGAGCTGATTTAAGATTCATTAAACCTTGAGTCTTAACTAATAAGCTATCGCTCTTATTTCTAGTGAATTTAATATCTATATTCTTAGCTTTTAATTTACCTAATGCGTCAGGTCTAACTTGATTACACATTTTTATTAATATAGCCAAGAATTTCTTTTCAGCTTTCTTGAACATTAATTCGTCTTGATTAGCTCTAGTTTCTGCCATTGTCCAACCAGTACCTACTAAGTTAGCTTGACCAGTAGAACCTTGAGCAACATTATCTTTTGTACTAGGTATTCCTAATATTCTTAAACAAGCTTCATAAAGTCTATCATAGAAGACTTGAGTATCAGCTTGAGATAATTTTTCTGCTAATAATTTAGCGTCTGCGTTTCTATTTTCGTCACTCTTTAATAAAATAGCTCCTTCACGTTTCATGTCTTGGAAAGTATCCATATCTACATTGGCATTTAAGAAAACTATATAAGCGTTAACGAATTGTACTACGCTATCCATATCGTTTGATTCCAACACGTTTATGTTATGTATCAAACTATCTACAACCTCAACTATTCCTAGTCTTGATTTATTTAAATTATATTCTAGTATTCTATGTCCTTTGACATTTAATTTTTTCTTACTTAATAATCTTAGCCCACCACCAAGGTTTGAACCTTTAAATTGGTAGTACCATGTATCAGTATATACGCTCCAAATTGTATATTCTTGTTGAGGGCTATCGTCTCCAACTATTTGGGAATTAAAAGGAGTTTCTATTATTGCTAAAACTTGTTCTCCTAATTCTCCTGAATTATATACAATTTCACATCTGTCTTTAGCTATGATTGATGTTTTGAATGGAGGTTCTTCCTCATCACCATATTGTGGTTGAATATATCTGAAAGCACGACCACAAATGTACCAATCTTCTGCCAATTCATTATCTAAAGAAGGTTTTTCGATTTGATTCATATAATCGTTTAAAACTGATATTTCGTCAGCGAAATCTTCACTTCTTTGAGTATATTGAATTGGTTTACCAAAAACGAATCCTTTTTTAAATTCTACAAATTCATAAGCGTTGTTTTCAGTAATTTTATTATTAATTTCTTCTCTTACATCTTTCTCTTTAAATCTGATGTTTTGAAGTCCTCTATAAACATTTTCTAAGTATCTTGTTTCTCTTTTATTCTTTTGGTGAATCGGAGCAACTTGTTGGATTATTTCTTTTATTTTAGGGATTGTTAAATCTTTAGCTTCATATTGAGTAACACATGTAGTTCTTCCACTTAGAAATAGTGGAGTCATTAAATCAGTGTTGCTTTGATTTTCTTGATTATTTTCGTCCATAAACTACCTCCTATACTAAAAAAAGAGTACAAGAATTCGACACCCCTTAGTGTCAGACTCTTATACTCCAGTCAAAGTGATACAAATACAATACTCAACAATAGTATAACACATGTTTTTAGAATGTCAATAACTAAATTCCTAACATTCTTCTACTAATTGCAACTGACTTATGTCTATCAGACTTATCGTCGATAATCTCGTCACAGAACATACCAACGCTATCTGGAGAGTCATCGAATTTATTAGGGAAATCAAAAGAGTAAGTTGTAAAGTGTTCCATAAACTTGTACATATCTGTATTTGAAGTTAAGAGGTTTTTGCTAGGGTAAATGATATTATTTCTCATTAAACCTTGATTGTCTTTAATTCTTTGCTCTTTATTCGCTAAACTGTATTTTTCGATAATGTCACATAAGTAGTAACCTCTTTCGTGTAACATATCGTCTAAGACCTTTTTTAAGGACGTGTCGATGTTATTTTCTACTACGAGTCTAGTTATACCATGTAATATTATTTTGTCCACTATAAGCTCGTATAACTCGTTCATAGCTCTTTTTTTGTATAAACAATCTATTAAAATAAATCTATTGTTATCATCAAACCTTTTAAATATTGGCATTGATACATAGTTCTTACCACGTCTTGCAGGGTCAAGTGTAGCAAATGTTCCTTTAAATTTATTAAATTGTGGGTCTAACTCAAAGTCTGGAAGTTGCTCATATGTAGTTAATACGTCCCAGTCAAAGTCTAATCCTTCTGGAGGAATAGGATTTTGTTGGAAGTTACATTGCCACAAATAAGAAGAAATCCTATTTCTAATATTTTTTAATTTTTCAGTTGACTCAATATTCGGACAAGTTGATTCATCAGTCTCTGGGTCTAGTGCAGGGACTCTTATTATAACAACCGAACCGTCGTCTGCTACTTCACAGTATTTAAATTTAGGGTCGTCGTGGAAATCTTTCTCTCCTTTTTGCCATTGAATTACTTGGCAAACTAAATCGTAAGGACTCCACATAGTACCACTCATAACGACTTGAGGTAACTTATTACGAATGAAACGAGCAAGAATAACTGTATTTAATTTATCCCATAATCTTTTATGTAAAGCCATATCTAAAGCTTCTGTACTGTCGGCGTACATGTCGTCTATGTCTATACTAAGGCTAGCACGAATACCAACAATGTTAGCGTCTCTTGATTTGGCTATATAAGAACTTGCTAATCCTGCTGAATTAAGTTTCCATTCTCCGTCAGTCTCTTTAGTAAATATTCTATGATTTGTATTGTAATTTAAATGTGGGAATACTTTAGCGTACTCTTCTGTTTTAATAATATCTATAACACTACGAGATAATGATTTTACTAAGTCATCATTAGAACATAATGCTATAATGCAACCGTCACTTTGTACTCCAAGCCTCCAAGCTTCATAATATTTCATTATACGACTCTTACCCCACCCACTCGGGTAGGCTACTAAAACCCATTGTAAATTAGGGTCGAAAGCCATTTTATTTAAATAATAAACATATGGGATAAGTATTTCATAACGATTTTCAAGTAATTTAGTTTCGTCAGCCCATTCCCATTCGTAGTAAATAATAAAGTGTTCAAGGCTTCTTCTACCTGCATAACAATAGCTTTCTTTTAACATAGAATATAAGACCTTCATTTTCTTTGGGTCTCTTTCTTTTGTTACACATGCTTTTAAGTATGGAATTAGGTATTTTACAAGATACCTACAACCGTCATTAACATCTTCATTAACGTATTCTTTTAAAAGCTTGTATAAGTCTGTAACAAGATTATATTCATCACTAGCTTCAATTAACTTTTTTCGACTAAAGTGAGGAATAAGAATCTCAATTATTTGTTCAATTAATTTCTTGTTCTGAGACATCGTTTATCACCTTAGCCTCTCTTATGCTATTTAATTTTCTAATTCTCTTTTGAATCATGTTAATATCAACTGTATCTGCTAAAACAACTGTTTGTTGAACTGGTTGTTCTTGTTTATTTTGCTCTACTTTAGTTCTATAAATTGTTGTAACATTATCTACTTCTCTATTTTGAGAACTTGTTAAGTTAGCGTCTAACATATAATCGTCTATCATAAGCATTACATTTTGTAAGTTTTCATCATTAGATTTCATGTAGTTATTGTATGTTTGAGTAGTTATTCCTGCGAATCTACAAAAATGAGATTTATTTGGAATAAATTTACCAATTCTAATATTTATCTCGCTAACTGTTTCTCTATAAATATCAAATACTAAAGACATCTTCTCAGCGTTGTATTTAGGTTCTACACCTACAACTGGTACAACTGGTTTAAAAAAGAACTCTGAGATAACTAAAGAAGAACTCCCTTTAATATTCATTCTTAGTTTATTCTTATCGTCTAAATACATGTTCTTATCTATGAAGTCGTCTATCTTTTCGACGATGTTACTTTTTCTAAGTTCCAAGTCTGTAGTTAAGTTATCAATGGTATAATCTGTAAGACTTTTTTCGGCTTTTACTAATTCTTTTTTTATTTCAAAATCTTCAAATAATTTTTTGTCTAGATTATCCATACTACCACCTTTGACATTATATCATAATTTAAAATATTATTCAATTTATTATATTTATTGTTGACATCTTATCAATAATGTGTTATTATGTAGATAACAAAGGAGAGGTCACAATGGAAAATTTAATTGTAAAGGAAGAAAAATATAATTTAAAAACATTAGAAAGCAAGTATTTAAATTACTTAGATGTTTCTAGAAAGACAGAAGAAACATACATGATAGCATTACATCAATTTTGGAAATATTTAAAGAGAAATAATATTGAACAAGTAGGAAGACAAGATGTAATCAACTTCAAAAATGAAATGTTAGAAGATAGAACTCCTAACACAGTTCAAAGTTATTTAGTAGCTATTAAGTCATTCTTCAAATGGGCTAACTACGAAAATATCTATCCTAACATTGCAGATAATGTTAAAAGCGT